GCCTTCTTGGCCTTTGCCTTTTTTTCGTTACCATCTGACATTGCTCTTCCTAATATCTCAAAAGCTTTTTCCATACAATCCATATTACCATCAAACATATCAGTAACATCATCTATGTTATAAGTGAATGGTTGTTTTGCCGCTCTATACCCATCTTCAAATCCACAATAAATTAAACAAAAAGCATCATTAAAAGTTAATTGTCCAGATGCTAATTTATTTAAATCATTCATAGTTGCTCCAGTTTTTAAGCTGTATTTTCTAAGAGCGTTAAATCCAAATCTTATTGGCATTTTATGTTCTCCAATTTCTAAAATTTCATATTTCATTTTCTAAGTATTTTGTCTTTTCTGAATTAAAAGAAACCAACCCCCGCACTCAGAAAAGAAAACGCAAGGGCTGGCTCTAAAATTTTACACTATTAAGCAGCTATAGTTTGTGTTAATTCTCCAGTTCCTTGAAAAGAAACTGAAAATGTTGCAGTGTCTTCATTCGGTGCTGAAAGGGAAGCTGATGTTAGCCAAGCTGTTCCAGTGTATTTAGTATCTCCCGTTGCAGATGTAGTTACTCCAAAAGTTAAAGTAAAACTTGCTCTTGTTGTTATGTAACCAGTAAAAATTTCGCTTAATGTTTCATTTGAAATTGCACTTCCTGCTGGATCTAACCATGCATACATTGCATCACATGAAACATCCCAGTTTCTATATCCTTCCATAGCAGATTCCCATCCACCATCTTCTTTGTTGCTTGTAGAACGTGGACTGTGATTCACATTTAGAGTAGCACTTGTTGAATATGCAACTAAAGTACCTCCAATATAAACACCCAAATCCGTTCCGTTTAATTGTCCGTTTGCCATTTTTTTATTTTTTTAAATTGTTTATAATTATAATTATTGCTCCTTCTCTGAAGCTACTTTTTTTGTTTTCGTTTCTTTTTTTACTTTTATTTTTTCTGGCTCTCCATATCCGTTTTTTTCAAGCCATTCATATTTTTCCTGTGTTACATCAATAACCGCACCAGCTTCTAAAGTTTTTATTGAGTTTACCACATATCTTTTTTTTAATTCAAATTTCATTTCTTTATTCGTTTGTATCAATCCAACCATTTTCTGGTTTGTTGATTGTTTCTATTATTTCAGAATGAGAATATATTTTATCCCCACTTAAAAAATCAGGAACATCCCCAATAAATTTTACTATTGTTTTAGTTCCATCTAAATTATATCTTAATGTCGCTTTTGATGTTTCAATTACTTTCTGGAAGTCAATTGAATCAATATAGCTTTTTTCTATTATAACATATTTTTTATCCATATCTTTATTCTGGAACATCAGCCTCAAAATCTGTTGATGTCATGTTAGTCATTGTTCCATTATTATTTCCAGTTTCATCTACAATAGTTGGAAAAGTTGCAATTGGATCTCCTATTATTCCACCATCTCCCATTCTCCACCATCCTTTTAAACCACTATCTGCAGCAACTGTATAAGGTAATCCATCATTGAAAATTGAAGTTACATCAGATGCAGAAAGTTCTAAATTAAAAAAACTAACTTCATCTATATTACCTATCCAATAAGCCGCACCTTCTGAGTTATTTCCAATTGTTGCAGTTGTAAAACTACCAACAAAAGTTCCACTTATTGCGTTTGCTTGTTTTAAAATTCCATCTAAATAAATTGATACATTTCCAGAAGAATCCCATGTTCCAGAAACATGATGCCACAAACCATCTCCCTCTATTGCATCTGTTAAAACAGCTGTTGATGTTGTTCCTCCGGCTGTATAATAACATCTCAATTCATTACTTCCTGCATGATAAAAAATTCTTATATTATTGGAAGAATCTTCAAATATTCTTACAATATGCCCAGTTGAAACAGTTGTTTCTAATTTAAACCATGCTGAAATTGATCCAGTATTTTTCATAGAACTTAATCCAGAAACTCCTAAAGAAACAAAATCATCAACTCCATCAAAATGAGTAGAATAAATATTATTAAAAGAATTTAAAATCCTAATATCAAAATTTAATGACTTTCTATAAATACCATCCGAACCGCTCATATCATCAAAAACATCATCATAACCTTGGAAATTAATTGCTTGAATGTTTACACCTACATACAAACCATTTACTCTATCTAACGCCGTTCTTATATAGTTTGCAAGAGTTGAAGCTTCTGCATAAGTTTTACAATATGCAGAAACCATTATTGTTGCAGTATCTAATAAAGCAACAGAATCTTTTTGTCCTTCTGGAGTATCAGATGAAACATCATAAACAATAAAAGGAAATGGAGAAGTTTGTCTCATAACATTAGGAGCAATCCTTCTTCCAACTAAAGAAAATACTGCAATGTTATCACTTAAAATTTTATATATTGCTTTTCCTATATCCATTTTAATATGCGAATTTTCCCCATTTTTTCATTCTTCTTAAATCTGCTTGAACAGCTTTAAGAAATATTTTTTCAGCATCAGTGAATCCATTAGCTAAAACTGTACCACTTTTTTGCAACCAAGCTCTTTGCATAAATGGATTAGCTTTAGTCATTCCCCCACCTTTTTTTTTGTGCCCGTACTCTACCCAAGCGCCGTAATAACCACCCATATTTTTTTTGAATTTACCTTTTACTCTTGGGCCTATATAAGCTCCATGAACATCTCCTTTTGAAGCTCTTGTTCTATAAAATTTAAGAGAATCTCTTAAGGTTCCTCTTGCAATAGTTAAGCTTTTATCTGGTGGATAAACAACATCTTTATCAGCTACTGGAGCTTGTTCTATTGCAGCATCTAATAAAGGAACAGTAACTTTTTTCCAAAACCTACCCCATACAGCATCTTTATTAACTCTATTTGGCAATTGATTGAACATTTGTCCAATCTCTTTAAGTCCTCTTGTTTCAACTGTAACACCATCAGCCATCAGTTATTATCTTTTAATTTTGTTTCTATTTCTAAAAATTGTTCTCTTCCATCTATTTCTTTTATCCCATGAATAATATAAGTTTTGGAATCATATTCTATTCTATAAGTTCCTAAAATTGTAACTCCTAAATTACGTACATAAAAAACTAAATCTGTTCCTTGTACTTGTTCCTGAGATTCTTCTTTTCTTCTACTTGCTTTCCAGTCTGCATGAGCCCATAAAGTGTAAAGAGTAGCATAAACTTTTGTTTCCTCTCCATATCTATCTGTTGTAAAAGTTGGAGATTGTACTTCTATTCTTCTATCAAGTTGGCCAATGCTTAACATACTTGCACTTTATATTGATCTAATAAGTATTGACTTGACAAAGGAAGTTCAGTTGCTGTTCTTCCTGTTATTACAGTTTGCCTATTTTCATACCAATTTCCTAAAGTGAGAAGCACAGCCTGTTTAATTCCTTCTGGAACATCTGTTGATGCAATTCCATATCCAACTGTATATTTAACATGAACAGCGTTTATTCTATCAGATAAATCTGGTAAAGTTGCATCTATAGCTAATCCAATTCTAGCAGGTTTTGAAACATCATCTAAAATATAATTTGAAGAAGATAAAGTTTGTTCCGTATCATCAGAATCATAATATTTAATATGAGTTATAGTAGTTACTGGACTCTTATACAAAGTATAAATTCCATCCCATTTATCAGAATATTGAGATACTGTATATCTTATGAAATATTGATTAGTATAAATTTGACAAGATTCTGTTGCAGCAAGAACTAAATTATCAATTAAAGTATCATCTGCCGAAGTATCAACTTTAAGAAAATCCTTAGCTTGAGCAGTTGTAAATAATGGAGTAGTTGGAATAATATCTACTTTTAAACTTCTATGCATATTAAATTAGTTTTAAAAAAAAGGACTGGCTTTGAAACCAGCCCTTTTTAAAGTTATTATAAGATACTATTAAAGAACAGTAGTATATTTAACAAATGAAGCACCAGAAGCAACTCCCCAATCCATATAGTTGTTCATTATCAATCTAACCTCACCATTTACAGCTCTACTATAAGGATCCACTGTAATTGAAGAAGGACCAAAAGTTGCAAAATATACACGACTGAAGTCCCCGAATAAACCATCAGCAGATGTGATTGGAGGGCCACCCGCAGTTGCAGGAGCATTAGAGAAGTAACCTGGATAACCAGCTAATCTATCATCTTGATATAATGGAGAAACAGAAGCAACTTGAGAAGCGGATTTAATATTAGAATATAAAGCCCATTGATTAACAAATGCTAAATTACCATCTAATCCATGATCATCAGCAATAGTTTGGATAGCTTCTAACATATCAGAAGCAGCTCCAGCAGCACCACCTGCAGCAGACTCAGTAAATATTAAAGTTCCAGCTGTTTGTACAATTGCAGTTGGAGCAGAAGCAACATTTGTTGAAGCAAACATAGCAGCGTCAATTTGAGTTCCCATATTTCTTCCCATATCTCTCATTACAGATGCTTCAGCAGCAGTTCCGTTTTGAGCTAATATAACATTAGAAAGGTTAGCATAACCAGTTACTCTTTTTGGAGTTAAAGTTACTTTTCCAAAATCAGCACCTCCATCAGCAGCAGCAGCAACTTCTCCAGCCCATGCAACAGTTGATCCTCCAGCTATTGGAAGTACGCTGTCAGCAGCGACTGTTCCTAAATTATTTACTCCGATTCTGTCATAAAGAGCAGAAGCTTGTAAACTATCAACATAAGCACCGATTGCAGTTGGAGCAATTGCAGAAGTTGCTTGATCAATAGCTCTTTCTTCTTTCATCATTGTTGGAATCCCAATACCTTGTAAACCTTTTCTAGCTTCTCCTTCTGCTTCTTGATGCATTTCTGCCTCAATCCCAGTAAGTTGGCCACCATTTCTAACTTCATTTATAGCTTTAAATAAACTCCATCCTCTTGTTGCTTTTGCAGTGTTTACTTTTTGAACTGGAGTACCAGCCAACTTTACATTATTTCTAATTTCAGTTTCAACTTTCTCAGCTCTTTCAATTTTTGCAGCTAATTCATCTGCATTTTTTAGAAGTGAATCCATGTTATCATTTTCTTCTGAAGTCAAATCTCTTTCTTCTGCAGTTGCAGTTTCTTTGATTACTTCTAAAGAATCAATAATATCATTTCTCATTTCTTTCAATTCAATACTTGATTTCATTTTAAAA